ATGAAGCTGGAGGTTTCGTTGGTCGCGATAGCGGACGAGCGATGGCGGGCGCTGCGCGCGCTCCATGAGGGTGCGACGGCGGACGTCGAACTCCTCTCGGTGGCAAGCGGCTATGCGGTCGCTTCGATCGAAAGGCGGTCGGCGCGGGAAGGCTGGATTGCTGCCGCCCCGGGCGACTTCGCCGAGCGGTTGGCACGGCTGGCCGATTCACTTGTCGCTCAGGTCGAGACATTGCGCCTGGAGAACGAGGACGGTTTCGACAAGGCGCAGGTGGAGATGGTGGGTTCGATCATCAGGACGGTCGAGAAGATTACCGAATTGATGCGGGGAGGCGAGGCAGCGAAAGTGAGCCAGACGGACAGAGATGCAGAAATGGCAGACGTGCTCGCAAGGATCGACCAACGCATCGTCGAACTTGCCAGAGACTATGCGCGAGTGCTTTGCGCAGCAGGGACTGACCCTGCGCCAAGGCAGGTTGATCGCGAAGGAGTGGTTTAGGTCGGCGCGGATCCAGCAATACCTGCTCGAGGCCGAACCGGCGACCTGGCTGGTGATGGGGGGACGCGGCGCCGGCAAGACCCGGCTCGGGGCGGAATGGGTCAACAGCCTGGTGCGCGGTTTTTCTCCCTTTGCATCGAGGCGGCATTCGCAGATAGCCCTGGTCGGCGAAACCCTTGCCGACGTGCGCGAGGTGATGATCGAAGGGCCGTCGGGCATCGCAACGATTTCGCGCCATGACAGGCCCCGTTTCGAACCGAGCCGCAAGAGGCTGGTCTGGGACAGTGGCGCGGTGGCGCAGATATTTTCTTCCGAAGATCCCGACAGCCTGCGTGGGCCTCAGTTCGAGGCGGCATGGTGCGACGAGCTCGCGAAGTGGAAACATGCCGATGCCTGTTTCGACATGCTGCAGTTCGGGCTGAGGCTCGGCGACAGGCCGCGCCAGGTCATCACCACGACGCCGCGACCCGTACCGCTGCTGAAGCGTCTGCTCGCCGATCCTGGTGTTGCGGTAACTCGCATGCGGTCGGACGACAACAGCGCTAACCTGGCGCCGGGTTTTCTGGGCGCGATCCGCGGCCGCTATGGCGGCAGTGTGCTCGGACGGCAGGAACTGGATGGCGAACTGATCGAGGACCGCGCCGACGCGTTGTGGTCGCGCGACATGCTCGAAGTGGCCTTTGTCGCGGAAGCCGCCGACTTGCGTCGTATCGTGGTGGCGGTCGACCCGCCGGCGAGCTCGCGCAAGACATCGGATGCCTGCGGCATCGTCGCGGTCGGGCTCGATGGTGCCGGCCGGGCAGTGGTCCTGGCGGATGCCACGGTCCAGGCGGCGAAACCGCAGGATTGGGCCGGCGCGGCAGTACGGCTGTTTCATCGGCTGGAGGCTGACTGCATCGTCGCCGAGACCAACCAGGGCGGCGAGATGGTGACGGCGGTGATCCGAACCGTCGATCCGGCGGTACCGGTAAAGGCGGTGCGGGCGAAGCGGTCGAAATGGCTGCGCGCCGAACCGATCGCGGCGCTCTATCCGCAAGGCAAGGTCTTGCATGCCGGGCGTTTTCCGGCCCTGGAAGACGAAATGTGCGACTTCGGCCCGAACGGGCTGTCGAATGGTCGCTCTCCCGACCGCGTCGATGCGCTGGTCTGGGCGATCGGCGAACTGATGCCGGACTGGTCGACCGAACCGCGAATCCGCGATTTTCTCTGAACAGGAAACGATATGGCTGTGACTTGGCCTTGGTTCTGGCGGACCGGGAAGGGTAGCGTCGTGCCCGAACGCAAGAGCGGCGCACCCACCGGGTTTGTCGCCCTCCATGCCCAGGGCGAGGCGCGCTGGACACGGCGCGACTATGCCGGGCTGGCACGTGAAGGTTTCATGCGCAACCCGATCGTGCATCGTTCGGTGCGCCTGATCTCGGAAACGGCGTCGGCAATACCCTGGCTGCTCTACGAGGGCGCCACCGAACTGGGCGACCACGCCTTGCTCGACCTGTTCGAGCGGCCGAACGAGCGCCAGGCCGGCGGCAGTTTCATGGAAGCGCTTTATGGTCACCTGCTGCTGTCGGGAAACGCCTATGTCGAAATGGTCGAGGCCGGTGGCGGTGCGCGCGAACTGCATCTGCTGCGGCCCGACCGGGTCGCCGTGGCAAGCGACGCAAGCGGTTGGCCGACGGCCTTGGACTATCGCGAAGGTGGCGCACGCCGACGCATCGCGCTCGGCCTGTCGGACCAGGGTGGCGCTGCACATCTGACGCTGTTTCATCCGCTCGACGATCATTACGGCTTCCCGCCGCTCGAAGCGGCGCTGATCGCCCTCGACACGCACAACGCGGCCGGGCGCTGGAACAAGGCGCTACTCGACAATTCGGCCCGTCCATCCGGGGCGCTGGTCTATGCGCCCAAGGACGGCGGCAACCTGAGCGACGACCAGTTCGACCGGCTGAAGGCCGAGCTGGAAGAGGGCTATTCCGGAGCGACCCGCGCCGGCCGGCCGCTTCTGCTCGAGGGCGGTCTCGACTGGAAGGCGATGGGGCTGACGCCGAAGGACATGGATTTCATCGAGGCGAAGCACTCGGCGAGCCGCGACATCGCGCTCGCCTTCGGCGTGCCGCCGATGCTGCTCGGCATCCCGGGTGACAACACCTACGCGAACTACCAGGAGGCGAACCGCGCCTTTTATCGCCTGACGGTGCTGCCGCTGGTGGCACGGACGGCGAAGGACCTGTCGGCATGGCTGGCGCCGGCCTTCGGCAGCGGCCTGCGGCTTTGGTACGACGCCGATCAGGTCGAGGGGCTCGCCGGAGAGCGCGATGCCCTGTGGACCCGGCTCGGGGCCGCCGATTTCCTCAGCGAGGACGAAAAGCGCGAGGCGGTGGGTTATCCGCCGCACGGCTGAATATTCTTCAACCTGGAACCCGAGAGATGACCGACATGTCCAACCCAGGCTGGCTGTGGCTGGCCAAGGGCGGTGGCGCGATTGCCGGCTCGGCGATCTCGCTTGCCTACATCCTGCCGCAAGGCCGGCGCGAGGCCGCCGCGCGCTTTGCCGTGGGCGTGGTCTGCGGCCTGGTGTTCGGCGGCTCCGTCGGCCTGAAGATCGCTGCCGAACTGGGCATCGAAGAACTGATCAGCCCGACCGAGATGACGATGATGGGAGCAGCAGCCGCAAGCCTGTGTGCTTGGTGGGCGCTCGGCTTTGTCATGCGCGCCTTTGAAGGCAACCGCGTCGGCCGGTGGCTCGACGACCGACGGAAGAGGAACGGCGCTGATGGTGCATGAGGCAGCAATGCGGCACGGCGAGCGGAAGCTCGTCGACCTGGTGCTCGACGAAGTCGCCGTCGACGGCAATTTCTCGGGCTATGCCAGCCTGTTTGGGCGGGTTGATCTCGGCAAGGACGTTGTCGAGCGCGGCGCCTTCGCCAAATCGCTTCGGACACGCGGCGCGGCGGGCATCCGAATGCTGTTTCAGCATGATCCCAACCAGCCGATCGGCACCTGGACCGAGCTGAAGGAAGACAGCCGCGGTCTGTTCGTGCGTGGCCGGCTGGCCAAGGATGTGGCGCGGGCCCGCGACGTGCACAACCTGCTGCGCGGCGGTGCGCTCGACGGCCTGTCGATCGGTTTTCGCGCCGTGAAGGCACGAAAGGAACAGGCGAGCGGTGTCCGCCATATCCTCGAGGCGGATCTTTGGGAGATCTCGATCGTCACCTTCCCGATGCTGCCCGAAGCGCGCATCGACACGGTCAAGGGCAGGGGGCGGCTGCCCACCACTCGACAATTCGAAGGCTGGCTCACGCGGGATGCGGGGCTGACCAGGAGCGACGCCCGGGCGGTCATCGCCGAGGGTTTTGCCAGCCTCGTGCGCAAGCGGGACGCCGCATGGGGACCTGAGAGCGGCCTCGCCGAACGCATCCGCGAGGCCACGCGCATGATCAAGCAAAAAGGAAGCAGCGTATGAACGAGACCAACGCGCCGCGCGCCCCCGAAATCAAGACGGCTGCCGGCGACAACCTCGACCTGAAGGATGCCTTCGGCGAGTTCATGACCACTTTCGAAGCCTTCAAGGACAGCAATGATGAGCGCCTGGCGCAGCTGGAAGGCAAGCTCGGCACCGACGTGGTGACCAGCGACAAGGTCGATCGCATCTCGCGTGCGCTCGACGAACAGAAGCGCACACTCGACGGCCTGTCGCTGAAGCGGCTGCGGCCGGCACTTGGGCGCGATGGCCGGTCGATGCCGAGCGAGCACAAGGATGCATTCGATGCCTACATGCGCAACGGCGACGACCGCCAGCTGCGCGCCCTCGACACCAAGGCGATGTCGTATGGCTCCGGCCAGGACGGCGGCTATCTGGTGCCGAACGAGACGGAAACCGAGATCGGCCGCCGGCTGTCGACATTGTCGCCGCTGCGTTCGATCGCCTCGGTGAGGCAGGTTTCGGCCGCCGTGCTGAAAAAGCCGTTCACCACCACGGGACCGGCCGTCGGCTGGGTTGCCGAGACGGCTGCGCGGCCGCAGACGGCGACGCCTGTCCTGACCGAGCTGCAGTTCCCAACGATGGAGCTCTACGCCATGCCGGCGGCCACGGCGTCGCTGCTCGAAGACAGCGTCGTCGATCTCGACCAGTGGATCGCCTCCGAGGTGGAGACGGCCTTTGCCGAGCAGGAAGGCACCGCATTCGTCAATGGCAACGGCGTTAACAGGCCCAAGGGTTTCCTCGACTACAACAAGGTGGCCGAGGCGAGCTGGGCCTGGGGCGATATCGGCTACCTGGTGACCGGCGTATCGGGCGCGCTGCCCGCGTCGAGCCCTTCGGACATCCTGATCGACCTCGTCTACACGCTGAAGGCAGGGTACCGGCAGAACGGCAGCTGGGTGATGAACCGCAAGACCCAGGCATCGATCCGCAAGCTGAAGGATGCCGACGGCAACTATCTCTGGCAGCCGCCTTCGGCACCCGGACAGCGGGCCATGCTGATGGGCTTCCCGCTTGTCGAGGCCGAAGACATGCCGGATGCGGCGGCTAACGCGACGCCGATCGCCTTTGGTGATTTCGGGCGCGGCTATCTGGTCGTCGACCGCACCGGCGTGCGCGTGCTGCGCGATCCCTATTCCGCCAAGCCCTACGTGCTTTTCTACACGACCAAGCGCGTCGGCGGCGGCGTCCAGGACTTCAGCGCGATCAAGCTGCTCAAATACGGCACCGCGTAAGCCGGCCAGACCGGGATATCCCTCCCGTCGACCGCTCAGTGCCGTTGCGGCCCCGGTGTCCCACCCCGCTCCGGGGCCGCTCCCTTTCCATGCCAGACACAGGTGATGAATGACCCTGATCAGAACCGTCGCGCCGGCGGTCGAGCCCGTGACGCTGGTCGACGCCAAGTCACATCTGCGCATGTCGCACACCAGCGAGGACGCGCTGATGAGCGGCCTGATCCGCGCCGCGCGCGAGGATGTCGAGCGTACGACGGGTATGGCCCTGATCGACCAGACCTGGCGGCTGGTGCTCGATCGCTGGCCGGCCGACAACTTCGTGATGCTGACGCGGCACCCGGTGCGCCAGGTGATTTCGGTGACGACCTTCGGCAGCGAGGGCGAGGCGTCGGTCGTCAATCCCGGCGACTACCAACTGGATACGCTGTCGCGGCCGGCGCGCATCCACTTCGAGCGCGCACCGCAGCGGTTGCGCACGATGAATGGCGTCGAGATCGATTTTCGCACCGGTTTCGGCGAGGCGGGGACCGACGTGCCCGATCTGCTCAAACGGGCGATACTCCTGCTCGTGGCGCACTGGTACGAGTTCCGCAGCAGCTTCGGCCCCGACGAACAGCCTGTGTCCTACCCCGGTGGATATGACCGGCTGCTGTCCGGCTATCGGGCCCGGAGGCTCTGATGCGCGCGAGCTTCATCGACCCCGGCGCGTTGCGCAGCGAATTTGCACTCGAAGAATGCATGACGACGCCGGATAGCATGGGCGGCCATGCGGAAAGCTGGGTCGAACTGGCGACCCTGTTTGCGCGGGTCGAGCCGGTTTCGGCGCACAGCCTGTTCGGCGCCGACCAATCGCTGGAGACGGCGACGCATCGAGTGACGGTGCGGTGGCGGGTCGGCTTGAAAAGCGGGATGCGCCTGCGCCGGGGCACGCGCGTGCTGGACATCGTGACCGTGTACGACCCCGACGAAACACAGCGTTACCTCGTTTGCCGCACAAGGGAGCAAGGTGCATGAAGGTGACGATGAAGCTGACGCTGGATGGGCTGAAGCGGGCGCTGCGCTGGAAGGCGCATGAACTGGCGGAGAACGCCGAACAGGGCTACCGTGACGCCATGCCTGCCGCAAGGCTGGCCGATGTGCCGTCCTTGCGGGCGCGAGCGATAAGCAAGAGGGAGCGAAACGATGACCGCCCCGGCCGCTGAGTTGCAGAAGGCGGTGTTTGCGGCGCTCCGCGGCAACGCCGCGCTGGTGGCGCTCCTGGGCGGCCCGAAGATACACGACCAGGCGCCCGCCAATGTCGGATTTCCCTACCTGACCTTCGGGCGGACGAGCGTCTACGACTGGAGCACCGACACCGAAAGCGGCACCGAACAGCTGTTTTCGGTCCATGTCTGGTCGAAGTCGCAAGGCAAGCGCGAAGCGCTCGACATCATGGAAGCGGTGCGTGGCCTGCTCGACGACGCGACGCTCAATCTGGGCACGCAGCATCTGGTCAGCATGCGGCTCGAATTCTCCGAGGCCCGGTTCGACGACCGGCTGTCGGTGCAGCACGGCCTGTTGCGCTTTCGCGCCGTGACCGAACCGGTGGCTGCCTGACGCGCGGCCTCTCCAGTATCTTTCTCAAGACATTTCAGGAGACCAACGAATGGTCGCACAGAAGGGCAAGGACCTTCTGCTCAAGATCGACACCAACGGTCTTGGCAGCTTCGTCACCGTTGCAGGGCTGCGCTCAAAGCGCATCGCCTTCAACAGCGAGACGGTCGACATCACCGATGCCGAGTCGGCCGGGCGCTGGCGCGAACTGCTGGCCGGGAGCGGCGTGCAGCGGGCGGGGGTGAGCGGCTCCGGCATCTTCAAGGATCAGCAGTCCGATGCCAGGATCCGCACCTGCTTCTTTGGCGGTGAGATCGTGAGGTGGCAATTGACCGTGCCGGATTTCGGCGTCGTCGACGGGCCGTTCCAGATCACCGCGCTGGAATACACCGGCAACCACGACGGCGAGGTGACGTTCGAGGTAGCGCTGGAGTCCGCCGGCGTCGTTGGCTTCACGGTGGCGCCATGACGGTGAACAGGCGACGCGGCGAGATTGCCGCCGAACTGGACGGCAAGAGCCACCGGCTGTGCCTGACACTGGGCGCCCTGGCCGAGCTCGAGGCGAGCTATGCCGCCGATGATTTGACTGCGCTGGTGCAGCGCTTTTCCTCCGGCAGGCTGTCCGCCACCGACATGATCCGTATCATCGGCGCCGGCTTGCGCGGTGCCGGACATCAGCTTTCCGACGACGAGGTGGGCGGCATGCGGGCCGAAGGCGGCGTCGCCGGCTTTGCCGCGATCGTGTCGGACCTCCTGACCACGACCTTCGGTGCTGCGCCCAAAGCCGAGGATGGTCGAAACCCTTAGGCGCCGCAGCGGGCACAGGTGCCGAATTTCCCTGGGACGGCGCGATGGCCACGGGGTTCGGCCTGCTGCGGCTATCGCCGAAAGATTTTTGGGCTATGACGCCGCGCGAACTGGAGCGGGCGATGAGCACTATCGCGACAGCCAGAACCGGAGCGCCGGGCAAGGCGCAACTGATTGAATTGATGAACCGGTTTCCGGATCAAACGGAGAGCCAAGTTGGCTGAGAAGGTCGAGGTCAGGATAGAGGCGGACGACAGTTCGTTCGTGGAGACGTTGAAGTCGCTGGAAAAGCTATCCGACAGTTTCGGTGCCCATCTTACCAGCGCGCTGAGGATGGCAACCGTCGGCGGCCGCGAACTCGAGGACGTGCTGCGAAACCTGGGAATGAATCTCGCTGGCATGGCGTTGGGGCACGGCCTGAAGCCGCTTCAGGCACAGGGCGCGTCTCTGTTCGAGAACTTGTTGAAAGGCCTGCAAAACGTTCTTCCCTTCGCGAAAGGCGGGGTGACTGGCGGCGTGACGCCGTTTGCCTCCGGCGGGGTGGTGTCATCGCCGACCTATTTTCCGGCCGGCAGGAACATCGGACTGATGGGCGAAGCTGGTGCCGAGGCGATCCTGCCGCTGCGCCGGGGGGCTGACGGTAGCCTCGGCGTCGCGGCACCCGGCGGCGGTGGCGCCGTCAACGTCGTCTTCAACGTCACGGCGCAGGACGCTGCATCGTTCCGCAAATCCGAAGCACAGATCACAGGCATGCTGGCGCGGGCTGTTTCGCGCGGCGCGAGAACGTTCTGAGGGAGGGATCGTGTCGGAACTGGCCAGTTTTCATGATGAGATCTTTCCGCTCGCCGTGTCTTTCGGCGCGACGGGCGGACCCGAGCGGCGCAACGAGATCGTTTCGCTGACCTCGGGGCGGGAGAAGCGCAACCTGCGTCTTTCGCAGTCGCGCCATCACTATGACGCCGGCAGCGGCGTGAAGTCGCTGGACGATCTGCACGACGTGCTGTCGTTTTTCGAGGCGCGGCGCGGATCGCTGCATGCATTTCGTTTCCGCGATCCCTTCGACATGAAGTCTTGCCGGCCTGGAGACCAGCCGACCATGCTCGACCAGTTGCTTGGTTCGGGGGACGGAACCAGGGCACGCTTCGGCCTTGTGAAAGCCTACGGTTCCGGCGTCGATGCGTACAAGCGCCTTATCGCCAAACCGGTCCTGGCCAGTCTTCGTGTCGCTGTTGCGGGCATCGAACGATTTTCGCCTGTGTTCTCGTTCGACGGCGCGACCGGCGATGTCGTATTTTCGCCTGGATCCATCCCGGGCACCGGCGCCCTCGTCACGGCAGGTTTCGAATTCCATGTGCCCGTGCGCTTCGATGTCGAGCGTTTGTCGCTGAGCCTGACGGCTTTCAAGGCAGGGCAGATCCCGTCGATCCCGCTGGTGGAGGTGCGCCTGTGACCATGCCCGTGGAACTGGCCGATCATCTCGGCCGAGCCGTGACCAGCGTCTGCCATTGCTGGCGACTTACCAGGAAAGATGGTGTCGTCAGCGGTTACACCGACCACGATCGGCCGCTTGCATTCGACGGCACGACCTTTGAGCCTGGATCCGGGTTGAGCGCCAGCGAAGCGCGCAGCTCACTCGGCCTTGCGGTCGACACGGTCGATGTCGAGGGCGCACTGAGTTCGGACCGGATCCGCGACGAGGACATCGCAGCCGGACTGTACGACAGCGCGACCGTCGAGACGTTCCTGGTCAACTGGATGGCCCCCGGGCAATTTGCACTGCTGCGGACGGCGACCGTGGGTAAGATCACCCGGAGCGACCAGCGCTTCGTTGCCGAACTGGAGAGCGCCACGCACGCGCTCGACCAGGTGCGGGGGCGCTATGTCAGCCGCTCATGCGACGCCGAACTAGGCGACCAGCGCTGCGGCGTGGCGCTGAACCAGCCTCAGTTTTCGGGCAGCGGGACGGTCTTGGCCGCTGCCGAGCCGGACATGCTGACCGTTTCGGGATTGAATGGTTTTGCGCCGGGATGGTTCGGGCACGGCACGTTGACCTGGACCAGCGGGACCAGAGCCGGCCGCAGCGAAAGGATCGTCGACCATCGTCGGGATGGTTTGGGCGTGACGCTCGTCATGGGGTCGCATGCCGGTTCCCCGGCGTCGGCGGGAGATGGCTTCTCGGTTCGCGCCGGTTGCGACAAGACGTTCGCGACCTGCAAGGCGAAATTCTCCAACGCGCTGAGTTTCCGCGGGTTTCCGCATCTGCCTGGCAATGATGCCGGTTATGCCTACGTCACGGAGGGCAGCAATTTCGATGGCGGGCCGGTCGTGTCATGAGCGGGAATGCTGGCAGGGACCGTATTGCCGCGTCTGTCGTTTCGGCGGCGTTGGAATGGGTCGGCACGCCCTACAGGCATCAGGGCAGCCGCAAAGGCGTGGCCTGCGATTGCCTGGGACTGGTGCATGGCGTGTGGCGTGACATCTACGGGCGTGAACTGGAGCCTCCGGGACCTTATGCCCCCGACTGGGCCGAAGCCACCGAACAGGAGCGCTTGCTCGAGGGGTTGCGCCGGCATTTCGAGGACAAGCCGATCTCGGCCATGGCTGCCGGCGATCTCATCGTGTTCCGGTGGCGGCCGCATCTGCCAGCCAAGCACGCGGCGATCCTGATCGAACCGGATAACTTCGTGCATGCCTATCAGGACCACGGCGTAACGCTGACACGGCTGGTGCCGCAGTGGCGCCGCCGCATCGCCGCTGCCTTTGCCTTTCCATGTCTGACATAGCCGATTAGCGGAGACCGCCGATGGCGACCATTCTATTGCAGGCTGCCGGGGCATTTCTCGGCGGCATGCTCGGGCCGATCGGCACCGCCATCGGCACGGCCGCGGGCGCGCTGGCGGGTTATGTCGTCGACCGCGCGCTGATCGACGGCACGAGGCGCATCGAAGGTCCGCGCCTTGCGGGAGCGCGGCCGTTCACAGCCGAAGAGGGCGCCTCGCTTCCGCGGATCTACGGCACGGCGCGTGTCGGAGGCACGCTGATCTGGGTGACGCGCTTCCGGGAGACGCGTACGACGCGGCGCCAGGGCAAGATGGGCCCCAAGGTTACCGAGTATGCCTATTACGGCAATGCCGCCTTTGCGCTTTGCGAAGGCGAGATCGCCGGAGTTCGCCGGGTCTGGGCCGACGGCCGCGAGATCGACCGCAACACGATCGAACTGCGCATCCACCTTGGCGCTGAAAACCAGGTCGTCGATCCGCTGATTGCGGCCAAGCAGGGCACCGGCAACGCGCCAGCCTATCGCGGCGTGGCCTATGCCGTGGTCGAGAACCTGGACATCGGCGAATACGGCAACCGCATTCCCCAGATGCAGTTCGAGGTGATCCGTCCGATCGGCCAATTGCGCAATCAAGTCCGCGCGATCTCGCTGATACCGGGGGCCACCGAATATGGCCTGTCGACAAGCCTGGTCCGGCGCCAGAGGCGGCCCGGCGACACCGAGGCGGTCAATCGCCACGTGCTCTACGCCGGCACCGACATTGCCGCTTCGCTCGACGAACTGCAGATGCTGTGCCCAAACTTGGAGAACGTGGCGCTTGTCGTCGCCTGGTTCGGCACCGATCTGCGGGCAGGGCAATGCCTGATCCGGCCCGGCGTCACGCAATCATCGCCATCCGGCCTGTCGTCGGACTGGCTGGTTTCCGGCGTGACCCGTCCGCAAGCCTTGGTGGTGTCGAGCCACGACGGCGGCCCGGCCTATGGCGGGACGCCATCTGACAAGAGCGTCAGGGAGGCGATCGCCGAGATCAAGGCACGCGGCCTGAAGGTGACGCTCTATCCGTTCGTGATGATGGACATTGCCGAGGGCAACATCCTGCCCGATCCTTATGGCCATGCCAGCCAGCCAAGCTATCCGTGGCGCGGGCGCATCACCTGCACCCCGGCGCCTTTGCTCCCCGGCACCGTGGATCGCACGGCGGCGGCGCGGAGCCAGGTAGATGCCTTCGCGGGAGCCGCACTGCGGACCCAGTTTGCCGCTGCCGCCGACACGATCGCCTACTGGGGCAACCCGAACGACTGGGGCTACCGGCGTTTCATCCTGCATTACGCACACCTCGCAGCGGTTGCGGGTGGGGTCGATGCGTTCCTCATCGGCACCGAGTTGCGGGGCCTGACGACATTGCGCGATGGCGGCAACGCGTTTCCGTTCGTCGAGGAGCTTTGCACCCTGGCTGCTGATGCTCGCGCGGTGCTGGGACCGGCGTGCCGTATCACCTATGGCGCCGACTGGAGCGAATATTACGGCCACCAGCCCGGCGACGGCAGTGGCGACGTCTACTTCCATCTCGATCAGCTTTGGGCGCATCCGGCGATCGACGCGGTCGGCATCGACAATTACATGCCGCTGTCGGACTGGCGCGACGCCGACTATGCTGGCGGAAATCCAGACGGATTTGCCTCGCCCTACGATCCGGCGGCGCTGGGTGCGATGATCGCCGGCGGCGAGGGCTTCGACTGGTATTATGCCGACTTCGCGGCCAGGCTGTCGCGATCGAGAACGCCGATCAGCGATGGCGCCCACGGCAAGCCTTGGGTGTTTCGCTACAAGGACCTGGTCGGCTGGTGGAGCAATCAGCACCACAATCGCCCCGGCGGCGTGGAAGCGGCGACCCCGACGGCTTGGGTGCCGCGCAGCAAGCCGATCTGGTTCACCGAACTGGGAGGCCCAGCGATCGACAAGGGCCCCAACCAGCCCAACATGTTTCCGGACGTCAAATCGTCCGAAAATGGAACGCCCCATTTTTCCAACGGCGGCCGGTCGGATATTGCACAGCGCCGCTTGCTCGAGGCACACGCCATGCATTGGGATCCGGCCGCCGCCGGCTTCGAAGGGGCGCACAATCCGCTGTCGCCGGTCTATGGCGGTCGCATGGTCGACGTGGCGCGCAGCTATGTCTGGGCGTGGGACGCGCGTCCCTATCCGGTCTTCCCGCTGCAGGCGCGGGTCTGGTCGGATGGTGCCGGCTGGCATCGCGGCCACTGGCTGAACGGCCGATTCGGCAGTCCGACGGTGGCCGATCTCGTCAATGCCATCCTGCACGATCACGGACTGCCTCCAGCCGATGTGGACGGCGTCGACGGAACGGTGACCGGCTATGTGATCGCCGACCCGGCCTCGGCACGGGGCGCGCTCGAACCGCTTATCGACATGTTTGGCATTTCCGCCAGCCAGCGACCGGAGGGACTGGCATTCAGGCGCGCAACGGCATCGAACGCCACCGCAATCGAGCTGACTGACTTGGCATTCGATGGCGAGAGCGCCGTGACCGAGATTGCACGCAGCCCCGATCACGACCTGCCGGCGGAGGCGATACTCGGATTCCGCGACCCGGTTGCCGACTATCAATCGGCATCGGTCAGGAGCAGGAGATTTGCTGCGACGGGCAGCCGCCAGCATCTCCTGTCTTTTCCCGGCGTTCTGGACGCAGGACAGGCGCGCATGCTTGCCGATGACTGGATGCGAAGGGCCTGGCAAGAGCGCGAGATTGTCAGCTTCGCCCTTGCCGAGCCGCGGGCCGATGTCGAGCCTGGCACGATCATCAAGCTTCCAGCTTCCGGCAGCACGTCTGAATTCCTCGTCACCGAGATCGAACAGGGGCTGGTGCGCAAGGTTGCCGCGCGGCAGATGGCGCGATCGGTGTCAACGCCATGGCGGTCATCGAATCCTGGTGTTGCAGCCACCGCTCCGGTGGTTGCCGGACAGCCTCACGCCGTGTTCCTCGACCTGCCGATGATGGATGGGAATACGGCAAATCCGCATCTGCAATTTCGTGTAGCGGTGACGCAGACGCCGTGGAAAAGCCAGGCGCTGTTCGTATCGCCGGAGGAGACCGGTTTTGCGCTGCGCGGCTCGGTCGGCCGTCGTGCCGACATGGGCGTGCTCACCGCTGCGCTGGCGCCGGGGATGGAAGGCAGGCTCGATCGGGCGGCTACCGTGACCGCCGAGCTTTACGAAGGCGAACTGGCGAGTGTCAGCCGGCTGCAACTGCTCAACGGCGCGAACCTCGTGGCTGTGCGGTCTGCCATCGGGGCATGGGAAGTGCTGCAGTTCGAGACGGCGGAGGAAATTGCACCCGAGATATGGCGATTGCGCGGATTGTTGCGCGGGCAGTTCGGGACTGGCGATGCCGCATCCGCCGGCGCCGCGCTCGGCGCAGACCTTGTCGTCCTCGACGAAGGCGTGGTGTCCGCGGGTCTGTTGGCCGGCGAAGCCGGCTTGCAACTCAATTGGCGCGTCGGCCCGCTTGGCGCGGATTTCTCCAGCGCCAGTTTCGCTGCGTCGACGGAGACAGGCGGCAAGCGCGCGCTGATGCCGCTTTCTCCCGTTCACCTCAGGGCGAGGGCCGAAGGTGGCGATCTTTCGCTGACGTGGACCAGGCGCGGACGCATCGATGCCGACAGTTGGGAAGCCAGCGACATTCCGCTCGGCGAGGAGCGGGAGGAATATCGCGTCGAGGTGTCGGCTGTGGGCGGCGGGCTGCGCCGGTCGGCAACCGTGTCGACAGCGGCCTGGATCTACGCAGCGGCGGATATCGTCGCCGATTTCGGCAGCCCGCCGCCAGCGCTCGACATTACCGTGCGCCAATTGAGCGTTGCCGCCGGCCCGGGCCTGCCCACCTCAGGACGGTTTTCGCTCGCCTGAGGCGGGCGCTCATGCAGTTGAAAGGAGCAGACATGTTGAACCTGAAACCCTGGTATCTCTCGCGAACGATCTGGGCCTCGGTGGTGACCATGCTGGTGGGCGGAGCCGGGCTTGCCGGCTTGCCGCTCGACGGCATCGACAACTCCGCCTTGACCGACACCATCCTGCAGGCGATCACCGCCCTTTCTGGACTGGTTGCGATCTTTGGCAGGCTGGCGGCCAAGCAACGCATTGGCAAAGGCTAG